GCCGCACGCGCTGGCCTTTTCTTCTTTACGTAGGTTAGCGCTGCTTGCATTGTAGGCGGGGCGCGTAACTACGCTTATATCGTACAAGCCCCGTACTTCTTCTACTGTGCGTACGTTTTCTTGCCAGCTTTCGCGTTCAATAGTAAATGCAAAGCTTGACTTACTAATATCGCCGCGCCTCATACTTTCGGCAAGATCGCGGGCGTACGTTTGGTTTCCTAGTTGCAACTCATAGCGTAGCCCTACTTCGTCTACTTCTAGCTTAAGGGTACCGCTAGTAGTGCGCCCTAGTACGTAGTCGTTATTATGATTAAGAAGCGCTACCGTGTCGGGGCTTTCTTCCATAACCCGCGTAAAAGCTTCGGGCGCGATCTGTTCGCGGAAGTGCCCAAGGTCTGTTACGCTGTTAAATACAGCCGCGTACCCTACTACCGTAGTGCTGTCGCCCTCCTGTCGTACTTCTACTTCTTTCGTCCCTGCGCGTTGCTGTACTACGCCTTCTGCGCTACGGTACCCGCCTGTAGCGTCGTCGTGCGAAGCGCACGGCATATATACGGTTTTGCCGTCGTCGGTTTGGTGCTGGTGCGTGCCGCTGCATCCCATTTGTTCGGCTGCTTCTTTGGCTTCGCCTTGCGTGGTGTATACTGCTACGCCGTCTATTTCGCCCACACGGGCGCGGCTTTTTTCTTCTTCCATTTCTTTAGTTTTTCGTTTTGCCCAAGTTAGCATACTAGTACCGCCCCAAGCTGCGTACATTACGCTACCGCAAACCTCGTTACCGTCGCTTGTAAAGCTGCCCGTATTGTATACACGGGCGCGGCTTAAAAAGCTGTACGTACGCTTTACGGTGTCAGCGCTTAAGGCTTCGCGCGTAGCTAGCTGGTTAGCCCTGCGCCATCCTACAGCCGTACCGCATCCGCTACCCTTTTCTTTTTTGTGTTCTAGGGCGCGGCGGGCCGCGTTGCTTGCTGCTTGTGGGTAGTCGTCAAACATCCCCGCCGCTGGTGCTTATTTTGTCGCTGTACGCCTCGAAGCGATCCGCTGCAATTACATTTACTGGCACGCGCAAAGTATCGCCGCCCTGCAGCGTTGGCAAGTGTTCAGCGGCTCTAACTTCATTTGGCGTAAGCGCGCCCGCTTGTAACATAGTATTATAGTAGTCTGCGCGCGTCTTAATATCGCCGCGCATAAGTTCGTCAATATTAAAGCGTACGAAGTACTGCGCGCGCTGCGCAGGCGTTAGAAGCTTGTTTTCTACTTCCTGTTCTATCCTACGCGCTATAGGTAGTATAGTATGGCGGGCAAAAAATATGCCCGCTTGTTCTGTATTGCTATACGTTAGGTTGCCATCTAAACCAATAAGGGCAGGCGGTACGTTATAAATACGCGCTATATCTTGCGCCGACATCTTGCGCGCTTCGATATTCTGCGCTTCGTCAGGGCTTAAGGCTATACGTTCGTACTTAAAGCCAGCGGGTAGCACCCGCGTAAGGTTGCCCGCGCTGCTAGCGTTCCAGCTGTCGCGTACTATATCTAGCTGCTCTTTCTTAAGTGGCTGGTCGCTAGATAGTACGCCCGTCATTATCGACCCGTTTTGAAAGTATTCGTTAGCGTAGCTTTCGGCTGCCTTTGCTAACCCTATGGCTTCGCTGTGCAACTCTATTGGGCTTGCGCCCAGCAAGTACGGCACACATAGAATATCATCCCCAAATACTACGCCTTCTATTCCGTCTACTTTGTAAACGGGTGCGCCTTCGTACTCTAACTGCTTTACGTGTTTGGTCGGGATAAATTCGAGGCGTTCAGCTTGCCCCGTGTCGGGGTTGCGTACTATAAGGGCGTAGCCTTTCCCGTGTAGTAGCATATTACATACTAGCTGTTCCCAAAAGTAAGAAGCCGTTATACCTTCATCGGGTTCCTGCGCTAGTAGATCGTATAGCCCTAGTTCTATCGCTGGCAGGCTGCCCGTACCTTCGCGGCGCAGCGTAGTAAGCTGTAGCGTACCTAGCGTGCTGCTTATCTTGTATATACAAGCGTAAACGGTGCTAACTGAAAGGGCGCGGGTAGCGTCCATAAATTCGCCGCTTCGCGTAGCAGCTGCGCGAAGGCTTACCCAGTTGCCGCCCGTGTAAGCGATCTGCGCGCCGCGCGTTAAAAATTTCCGTAGTCTTTCTAGCATTACAAGCAAATATAACGAAGCGAAGCCAGTAGCTGCGCTTTTAGTCCGTGTAGCTGGCGGCTATTCGGTCTACTTCGTAGCCGCTAAACTCTACAGTAAATACTTGCCCTTCTTTGCTATAAATTACGTGCAGTTCATCCCCTACCCGCTGTATTCCTTCCGTCTGTATTTCTTGCGAAGCCTGTAGCATAGCTTCTACTTTTTCGTAGTTGTCCATACTGCAAAAGTAAAAAAGCGCCCGTAGGCGCTTCCCGTTTACTTGCTTCGGGTTTGTTACGGGGGCAGCCTCAACGCTACCCCCTAACTGTTATTCTATCTACACGTATACAGCTAGATACGGGGGCGCATATAGGGCACCCCAACCCACACACCGTAAAGCTAGTTTATAGCCTGCTAGTCGTAAAGTTTCGCGTAGTGTTTATAGTACGGGCTGGTATTGTCTATTACTTGGTAGTTCAATTCTTGCAGGCATTCCCTTACGGTTTGTTCGTGTATTACTGTGCCTTCTAGTGTTGTAGCTATATAGCCTTCTTCTAAATATATCCATATTCCATCCCCTATACCGCGTTCGTCGCTTACGTACTTTACCCGTATATCTTTTGCAATATCCGCAAAGCGGCGGGCTGTCTTGTAGTTGGTTTGCATACTGTGTTAATTTAGGTAAGGTACTTTTCTGTTAAGGTCCACATATCGCGCGATCCATAAGGGCAATAGCCTTGGCCGTGGGTAAGGTCGTAAGCCTTTGCTAGTAGTGTTACTTCTGCGCGGCTAAACTCTACCGCTACTTCCGTCTTACTTGCGTCGTCTAAAGCGATCCCAATAAGCGTACCGCCCCGCTTCATAAACGCAAAGAATACGTTAGGGCTTTGGTTCGTAATAGCGTTAACCGCCTTTTCGTATTTCGTTGGTGCTTGCATCTTACGCGGGTTTTACTTTAGACAAACGCAAAAGCACGCCGTAGCCCTGTGCCTTTTGTACTTGCTTTGCCTTTCGCCTTGCTTCTATTCTACAAGTAGCTTCGAAAAGGTAAGTACCTTTTAGCCCGTCAGTTTCTAAAAATTGTGCTTCGTACATAGTGTGTGTTTTTATGTTCAGGGTCGATTTTGTGACGCGAGGGCCCAAGGTGAAATGGACAAACCAAATTTGTGACAGATCAGGCGATCCAATTTTTTGACCAATTTCCACTCTTCGCGCAACGACAATTCAAGTCGTTCGATGGACAATCGTCGAAATTCACGACGTATGTTTTCATCTTCGTGGTTGTACAAATCTGAAAATTCCATTGTGTGTGTGTTTGTTTGATTCATACCGTAAAGGTACGGCGTACTGTGTACTGTTTTACACAATAGGACAAAAAAAAGTATAGGTAAATACTAAACCCCGCGCCGTTACTGGGCTGCAGGGGTAAAGTTTTTTTTAGAAAAGTAGGGGCGGCGGGATTTGAACCCGCGACCAACTGCGTATAAGGCAGCTGCGCTAACCGCTGCGCTACGCCCCTATACTGTCCATACTTGTAACTGTTCGTCTGTCGTTTCGGGTTCTTGCTTCATACTTTCACCTAGTGCCATTACTAGCGCTACTATGGGATCTATTTTGCTTTGCCGTGTTCCTTTACCGTCGCGTTTTGCGTTTTGGGGGTTTTAGGTTGCAGGAGGGGGTGTTAGTAGTTCTACGTTTTGCAAAGCCCACGCTAACACTTTGTCGCCGTCGTGTTTAAGCTTTCCGCTACGTACTAATACTTCTAGCTGTTTGGTCGGGGCCGACATACTTACAAAGCCTTGCCCGTAAGGTACTAGCGGCGCGCCGTCGTTTGTAAGGTCTATAGCTATCTGCGTGCTGTTGTACCTATCGTAAGCTACCTTCTTTACTTCGTTCTTTTCTAGTAGGTTATCTACGTCGTATGTTTCCCCCGTGGGCGTATACGTTATGCCCGTTAAGGTCTTGCGTATACTGGCGTAGTCCGTTACGTTTCCTTCGGTTAGTATAAAATTTGCCTGCTCGAAGAACTGGCCGTACGGGTGCGAAGGATCGCTTAATAGTACAGCTTCGTACGTGTCTTTGGGCAGCCAGTAGTACCCGCGTGCGTGGTAGGTGTCGCCATCTTGGTACAACAAAACCAACGCCGTAAGATCGCTTACGCTTGCAAGGTCTAGCCCCCCAAAGGCGGGAAGCCCTGTAAGGTCTTTAGCTTCTTCGTTAGCTGCCCAAGCTTCGGCAGGGATCCACGTTTTAGAAGCACTTACCCACGTATTTAGGTGCTTTATCTTAAATTCTGTTTGATAGCTGCCGCCTATATTCTTTGCCTGTACGTACTGCTTCTTCAGGCTGTCAAGCGTTACCGTGGCCCCTAAACTTGGGTTCGCTTTCTTCCAGTTCTTTTGCGTCTTCCAGTTATCGCCTTCGTCTAGTTCGTAGATTATACCAAACTGCGCGGGGTCTTTCTTTACGCCGTCTAGTATTTCTTTTACGGTCTTCTGCAGCTGGTAACAAGCGCCCTTAAAAGTACCCGCCGTAGTTATAGTAAGGTGTAACGGGTTTTGCCGCGCCTGCATAGAACTAC